ATGCCACATCAAATTTTGACATCCGAAAAAATTGTTCAGGCCGGCGTGAACATAATCGAAGCTGATAAAGTTTTGACATTTTCAACGATTGCTCACAATTTAGGTACACATTCTCAAGCATTATATGTGTATTTCGATAACCAAAAACAATTAAGTTACGCCATAGTTGGCTGGGCGGTTACTCAAGTAATAGAATCATTGAAGACCAAGGTATTCGGTCATTCTGGAAAACAAGCGATAATTATTTTTGCAACAGAACTTAGATCAATAGCATTAAAGCATATACAATTAAGCCGTTTTGTTTTGACTGTACAAAGAGACGACCAAAATCCAGAAGTTCAAACTGCTTTTGAAAATTTGCGTGATCTCTTGCATCGACTGATTAATAGTATTTTTTATGATTCGGATAACCGTATCCTAGCTAGCCGTTGTATACGTGACTTAATAGTTGGCGATATTTTAAATGTTGGTAGCGGTTGGTTTGCGGATCCTACAATTTCTCCGGACGATAGTTTTCAAGAATCGCTTAACTTGTGTTTGACAATAATTATTCAGAATGAAAACAAAAACAAAAATAAGTGAGATAGATTCCATTCGAAATCATTTAAAACTATATTAACGACTAGTACGATAAATTTTCTCATGGCTGCTTAATAATAATTAGATCCAAAGCTTAATATAAAAAACACCCACCAGCATACAGCCAGTGGGTGTAAATCATTTATTATTTTAAACGATTCAATAATCTAAACTTTTAAACTTTAGCAAGCTTTTCAAGGACTTTTTGAACATTCTTATTGGATAAAGTTTCATTAATGACTTTATTTTTGTAAGAATCACTAGATAGATATTTTTCAACACGTTGACGTTTAGAATTAAGTTCACGAATATTTAGAGTCTCTTTCATTGAAAATACCTCCTTTCGGAAAATTATAGCAGATCATTAAGATAATAAATATTTATTTATTTTTTTCAAGATTAAGCATATGTCCAAAATCTAATAGGCAATTATCTGAAATGAACTTCTTGAGCCTTTCTTGAGGCATCCTTCCTTCAGCTATATCGATGGATATTTTATAAAGTTTTTCCGAGTTATTTACGATTAAATTAAAGAAATTTATTTTAAGAAATATAAGTGCAGACAAGAATGCTGTTCTCTTATTGCCATTATGAAACAGTTGTTTGGTGGCTATTGTGTACCACAGAAAAGAAGCTTTGTCGATGATCGTGGGATAATAATCCCTGCCAAAAGTCTCTTGATTCATTAAAGCCAAAACGCTATCAAGGCCGTTACGATCTTTGAGACCATATATACCATCTTCTGTAAATATTGTCTCTGCCTGATTATTCAAACCAATCATATTATCGATAGTAAGATCTTGTCGATCAAGAATTTGAACATCGAATTGTTCAATCATACGCCCATCAGACTTATTCTTCACATCGATTATATAAAGTAAGGAAGGAATTTTAGCAGTCATCGATACCAATATAGAAGAATGTGAAATAACTAAATAAGAATTGATGAAAACACGTAAATATTCATCAATTTGTTCTTGCTTTAAATTAGTCATAAACAAAGTTTGCTTTAATTCTTTGCTCTTATCCATACTTACTTATTTTAATCTAACAAAAAACACCCACCGGAAAATAATCCAGTGGGTGTTTTCGATAGAGATGTTTTTATGGACAGGTACCTCATTGCTAGTACCCGAAAAATTATTTATAAACATTAATTTGTGAAATTTTAATTATAAATAGTAAAAACAATTAATTACTCTGAGCTGCTTGTAATTTTGCTAGATTGGCTTGTGCATCGGTAGCAGCCTTTTGAGCTGTGGTAATTGCATCGGCTTTCGCTTTTGCAGTTGCTTGCTCTGCAGCTGCTTTTTCTTGTTCTTCGGTCATCTGTGGGTAAGTGACATCCAATTCTTTAATGGCCTTAGAATATTCATCTTCGACAGCATTTTCTATAGTGGTTAGATCAGCCTTCTTAAAACCAAGTTTAGTTAAAGCTGATACAACAATCTCAACGGCCTTAGACTTTTTAGCTTCGCCTTCAATATATTTAACAACACCGAGCTTTTGTACAGCCACTACAGCATCGTGAGCCAATGGCGTTAGTAAAGCAACAAACTTGTTAGCTTTTAATATTTTTACGATATAAGCACCAATAACCGGAATAACAGCCACGGCGATCGCAATAATAAGATCAGAAATATTAACTATATTCATTTTTTAATTCTCCTTTGTATTTTTAAAAAGTTTACTTGTCTAAGCAATGTAAACTTTTCGCCTTTTTAAGACGTTTTTGTCACTTTATTTTTAAATTTTCACCAACATAAATATAGTTGGCATTTTTTAATCCATTTAATGAAACTAATTTACTAACGCTTGTTCCATACTTACTAGCAATTGCGCTCAATGTATCACCAGAAGCAACTTTGTAGTAGCTAGCAGAACTAGATGATACGGATCCGGAAACCTTTAACTTTTCTCCTGGAATGATGATATATGGACTACCAATTCCATTTAATGAAGCTAGTTTCTGATAAGTAGTTCCATATTTAGCAGCTATTCCACCGAGTGTGTCTCCTGTTTGTACTGTGTAATAACCAGTTGAGCTAGGAGCGGATATTTTAGCAGCCGTTGAGGTGGTTAACAGAATCTCAACATTGCTCTTACTAATCCAGGAACTAATCCCAGCTAGTAAGACGTTGTTGCCTGATACCTGTAACACTTTATAGCTTTTGCCTTTAACCCAGCTTGGAATTGATTCACCAGTCGACCATTTAGAAGCACTGAAGTTGACTTTAACCGTGTCACCAACAACGATTGAACTCTTTGGAGTGTTGTTGGCTTGCTGACCAGCTTTAACAGCTGGTGTAGAAGTGGTTGTCTTTACCGCTGTACCTCCAGTTGAAGCTGTAGTTGTGCCTTTATAACCGTTATCGGTAATCCCAGTTAAATCAATGTCACCATCTAAGCCACCAGCCTTATAGGTCGATGTAAATTGGAATAGATGGATATTATTAAAACTTGGAAAGTAATTATAGTTCGGACTAGTCGTTACGTTGTAGTTAGGATATTCAGCCATCCAAAGTGGGTAACTTTTAGCTAAAGAAGCTAGGTCAAGATGACTGGTTAAGAAAGCTTTGTAACCATACAAGACAGCTGTATAACCGGCTGCCTGGATTTTGTCTAAAGCATATTTAACACTGGTCGTGTTCGGGTTGCCTGATTCAACATCCAAAGCAACAATCGAGCCTTTAGGAGTTTGAACCTTAGGTAGATAATAATTTAGCATCTCATCAGCTTGAGCGTTGCTGGAGAATTGAGCATAAATATACGTATGTGCCCTTTTACCCTGGGCAATCGTTGAAGCTACTTGTGTAGCATAAGTCGACTGTGGACTAAAGTAGCCATCGTAATAACCACCCAATTGGATAATGGCAAACTTGTCGCTTGCCTGTCCGAACTCGGCTGTGCTTGTCTGATAGTGGCTTAAATCCACTCCTTGATCTCCTTTAGCGGCAAAAGCCGGAAAAGGAGTAAGAAAAAGAGTAGCCCCAATGACTACTCCAGTAATAATTTTTTTATTCATTTTTTATCCTTTCACAAAAATTTATAAATTATATAGGTGCCAATCGGTATGATAATCGCTGTTATCAAAATGCCAATTAACCAATTTTGTTCTGTACCGATTCGAGCTATTTCGTGTTCGTTTTCTACTGATTTAGCTAAGGCTTTTTCAGCTTTTTCATCGGTAGACGATTGGTCTTCTACTTTTTGTTTGATAGTAGCGATGTCTTCTTTCATCTCAATTAGCATTTGAGTAGTATTTATGTCTTCTGACACATTAATAATTCCTTTCTATTTAATTCAGTGGATATGATCCGGATGCTGTAGCCCCTGTTAATTTGTTAAATAAATTTTGATTCCAATCTCCATATACGGTCGTACCACCTGATTTAGATTGAAAAACAAAGTCACAGGGCGATGACTGGCCAGTATTATCATCAATATTCGAACCTGCAAAATGCTGATCGTAAGGAACTGATGGCATATAAATTGAAGGTAACTGCATCACTTGGTTTCCACCATAAGAACCAACACAATAAATACTTCTAAATCTAAAATAAACCAGATCGTTAATTACTCGATATTGTGCATAAGCATTCGACTGATTTTTGTTAGAACCGGACGGAATCGTTGCATTAATCCAACCGGTATCGTTAAAGGCACTTGCAATTTGCGTTACAGTCACTGTAGTAGCCGTAGTTGTGAAACTGGCAATTGGCAGTTCATAAATAAAACCACCGTTATTTAGATCATATTGTGTTAATGTCCCGGTAACTGCAGCTAGATAGACTTGATTAACCGTGACCGCATAACTCGTATCGCCAGCACTACCCGAGGCATCATTTGTTTTTGTTAGGTCGACCACGATACATATTTTTCCAGAGCTATTAGCCGGCAAGGTTAATTGTTCGGCTTCAGTGATCTCCACCAGTCTCCCCTGAATTATTGCTTGGCCAGTGTTGATAGTGGCAACTAAACCATCGTTCGTTATATTGAATTTATTACCACGATTTATTATTCCATTGCTATCACCTGCTAGAGCACTATACAAACTAGCGTCATTAGCTGGGCTCACGAAATTTCGATCGGCTTGGTACATTGTTATTGCCATATATTTTTATCTCCTTTAATTAATTACTTGATGATGAAAAAAGATCCGTTTTACCGAACCTAAGATTTCCGAATTCAACTGTCATCAGACCACTGTCACTGGTTAACGAATAACCCGATAAGACTGATTTATAAAGTTTTCCATTGTAGTAAATATTGGACTGCAAGCCTAAATGTAATTTACTTAATGGAAAGAAATTGTTATCAATCGGCATCGAGAATTGAATATCGTGACTGTAAGTGTTGCCGGATAATTCCGTGCTAGCAATACTATCGTTACTCGGGTTATCCGTTGCCGTTTTGTCGTAAAGATAAACGTGAACCTGTGTCGGTTGAGAAACATTGTTATTCAAAGAACTAACAACCGTGCCATCACTTTGTAGCCAATACTTGGCAATAATAGACGGACTTTCCATGTTCGTGGAAGCTTTGTCAACGATCCAAAGTTCGTTATTGTAGCCACGCAACAACCGGCTGTCCGATATCGTCCAATTGGTAAAGTTATAAATATTGTTTTTAAAATTCCAACTATCCGTAACCTGGTGAATATCAAACTCCGGATAATAAAAAGGAATGCCGTTTGACATTCCTTGTTTAATATCTTTAATCCCAATCACAATGTTGTGCAGTTTAAAACCTCTGATTAGATAATCAATAAAATTACTGGTTTCAATTCCATCGGAAGTTGTAATCGCATAAGCCGTTGTGGTCGATGTGGAAACCGAATGACCGAAAATATTGCCGCTATTTGATGCAATATATTGAGCGATCAGCTTTTGTATATGAATCTCATAGGATTGTCCCGATCGACCCAAAACCATTATTTCACCGTTTAAAGTGTTCCATATATAGTTAGCCGTCAACGTGTCTAGGCTGGTACTATCGTCCATATCAACAGCAGTTAATTGGCCATAATACAAGAGAGTATTCGTATTGGCTACTTTAATAGCAATATAATCGCCTAATTGACTAGCCCCACTGTCGTATAAGACAAGGGTCGAAGAAGTATTCTGAACTGCGTCCATTGACAGGCTGTAGCTTAAGACGGGATAAGTTCCCCGAATAGTTAAATCTGCTTTAAAGATTGTTGCTTGTAATGAAAGACTCATACTAATAGCCTTTCTTCTTTAAACACGATACTTGCTTTTGCTGTGTTGTCGATGTTAAAGAGGACAGTTGATTCACCTTCCGGAATTAGAACGTAATTACTTTGGCTAAAGTCCTGATATTGAGAAACATCTACATAAGAACCGTCAGGATTATAAAGTCTTGCAAACTGGTTATTAGGATAAGAACTAACTACTAACTTTTGATTATCGGTCAAGGCCAAAGTAAAGCCATCGGTTGCGACAACACTACCGTCTTGGATAACCTTCCAGGAAGGATTAACCGTAGTTGGTCCGGTTATTGTAATGACGCAAGGCGAACCCTTTTGCATATCGAAATATTTAGAATTATTGGATAACAATACGGCATGGCTCGAAGATGATTGGTCACTGGCTTTGTAAACATAATACGAATTAGGATTAACCTGGTCATCGGTTTCGTTTAACAAGCTATCCAGGATAGCTAAAGCACTGACAATATCACCACCCCAATATTCATACCAGGTACTATTAACCGGATCAGGACTAAAGGTGCCTTCGACTTTATATTGGCTAAAAGGCGTTGAACTAATTGAAACAAAGTAATGAGTTAGAAAGGCAATACATTTATTTGAAAGAGTGGTTAATAGATTCTTTTCATCAACAGACAAATTACTGGAATAGTTGGCATAGGTCAACGCTCTTAATAACAAAGCAACCATATGCGGATCCGTTTGGTTATTAGTGGACTTAATCGTGTTCATACTGTCAGAACTATATGGGGATTCACTAGAACTATCAACATCGAAATCGTTAGGGAAATTAGTTAAAATATCAGTCCAAACCGAATTAACCGCATTAAAGAAATCAAAACAAATCGTTTTTGCTTGCCCGTTTTGCGGTTCGTTTGCCATAACCCGAGCTACATCGCTAATCGTTCGATATTCAAATCCACCCCAAACACCGCCCCAAGGTCCAGTCATACTAAAGGTGTTCGGTGGGTTTCCATCGGCATCATCTCGATAATCCCACCAATAAACCGGCGCAAAGAATCCTCTTAAACCAGTAAAACCTTCGTAGGCATCCTGTGCATCAGATAAAAATTTAAGCATAGTTTGTAAAGAATTGCCATTGTCGTCACCTAAATTAGTGCTTACGGCTGCGTCTTGCATAATCCACGGTGCTTGATAACCCGTATAAGGTGCGCCACGCATATCGGAAAGTTTTCCGTTAACTAAGTGCATATCAAACGGAGCGATATAAGGAACATAGGGCAATGGGTCTTTTTGTGGCATCGGTTGGATATATTCGACTGCTACTTGTAAAGCGGTCGGCTGATCATAACCAAAACTAATATTCGTGTAGTAAGGAACGTTCATTAAAACCTTAGTACCGATGTAATCAATATCGATTACTGTTCCATCAGCCTGGCAATTAATCGTAATCGAATTAAATCCACCGGCTTCTAAGTCGGCAATTGTGGCCGATGAAGAAGTTGAAAACATGCCTGCATTTAAGGCTAGTTCGTTGAAGTCACTAGCTGCCGGAATATTACAAGACCATTGTTTTCCGTTTTTATCATTAATCAGTAATTGAAAGGCTTTATTTGATTTGTATTTTAGAGTAAACGGCAAGGATTGGCCATAAGAGCCACCGATAATGTATTGCGCCCACGATGGATCAATAAAAGTCAATTCCTTATATAAACGATTGATACCATCAACCTGGCCAACAATGTCCTTAGTTGATACCGAACCACCTGAACCGCCTTGAAATGAACCATCTGAACCAGCTCCATAACCTTCGCCCCAAAAAATACTATTAGCTTTATAAAAGTTTTCTGGTTTTAAATCAACGGTTTCTAATTTATCCTCTGTTAAGCCATTGCCTTGCAAGATGAAATCGCTACGCCATCTTTTATTAGGATCGTAAGTCTGGTCTTCATCAAGGTACATAAATACTTTTTGTTGAGTATTTGAACCAAGTTTCAATTCTAAATAATTGTCATCGGTAAATGGCAGGTGTTTACCAACCCACGCCCCGAAACTAGCTTCACCAGTTGCGGATGGATAATTAATTAAAATCAAACCGCCAGAATTACTATAAGTTTCGACAGGCTTTCTAGCAGAATAACTAGTTACCCCGTTGGCTAGAACCGGGTCACCATCGTTACCAGGCTTGATGTAATAAACAGCATCGGACACTTGATATTCGGCTGCGATCGATGCCTTAGTCGATTGAGCGGCATTCAGCCATTTACTATCACCGGTAATCTTGTACCAAAGGTTAAAGACATCTAAAGCCCACGGTAACGTATCAACAGCACAGGCAATTTCACCATCATCTAGATGCCGCCAGACTGGGTAAGCCTCGCATTTATCACCAACATTAACCGTTTCGCCGGTCGAAGTAGCATAAGTTAAAAGTGCTGTGCCAGAGAAATTACTATCTTCTAAAGTGATAACTGCTTTGCCATTGTTGTAATCATAACTAATGCTTTTGATCGGGTATTCAGTCCCTGTGATTGGAGATGCTGGGCTGGTTTCATCGTCTAGCGTTGCGTCAGTCGCACGAACTGTATAAACCTTAGTAAGATTCGGCATATTCATCGTAAATACACCATTAGAAAAAGTAGCTTGATAATCCAAGAAAAATTGTCTTGCCGTAAATGGTGCCGTTACATTAACAAGCCAGTGTGGTACCCAAAGCGGATTAGGTGTTGAAGGAATCGTTGAACTGGGATAGTAATAATTTAATAGTCCGTTAGTTAAGTTAGTCGCCCGATCTAACCAGGTTTGTTGTTTGGTTGCTAGGTAAGCCAACAAACAGCCACGAATAGTTAATAACTGCCCTTCTGATGTTCCGGTCGTTGGTGGTGTGTAGGAAATATGCGGATCGTCAGTCACGAAACTTCCAGCGACTAAACCAATGTCATTAATTGCCATTTGACCACTAGACACTGTCCACTTACTTAGAAATTGGTCATAAGAACTAAGCCAATTTTCTAACTGTGCAGAACTAATATTTAAATTGTTTAAATTGTCTAATGACATTAATCTTCCTTTCTATTAACTAAACTGACCATATAAATAGGCGTATACATTCCCAACCTGATTAACGTAACCTTTTCCAAATATTGCCAAGCCGCTATCGTCAGCATATTTCTGATATTCAACAGACTTGTTGTTATACCAAGGATTAACGAATTCCAGAATAAAAATTTCGTTTAAACGGTCATAAGCACCGATTGAACTGCCACCGATTTCCGTTTTAGTTAAACTTTGTAAATTACAATCCCGATACCAGCTTCCGGCATCAGTATCGTATTCCAATGTATAAGGCTGAAAAGCCAAAAACTCGGAAAAGTCCGAAAACGATTGATATGACTGACTTTTAACGTCACCAAACTTTATATATAGCTGTAACGGATTAGAAGATGGGTCATCAATCTGTGTATGAGTTTTTATAAAAGCACTTTGATAAGCAGAATAGGTATTTTTAAGAATTAGTCCTAAACCAGTCGGAGTATAAGCCCGTAAACTATTTGTATTCAAATCAACGGTTTCACCACGTGCATTTGTTAGTTTAAACATCAGTTTGTACTCCTTCCTATCATGCCGATAATGTTTTTAGTAAGTATGGCTTGCTGTCCAGGTGTTAATTTCTGATTACCGGCTTTAACTTCGCCCAGAATTGAACCAACAACGTTAGTCAACACGTTTATAAGCTGATTATTTTGTCCCAGTAAAGTTTCAACTTTGGAATTATCAGACGCCAACGCTTGATTACCAGTTATCTGATTGGCTTGTTTTAATAACTCAACAGCCCTTGATCGTTTGTTCTGACCCAGCGGGACAGCCATTTCGATACCATCTTCACCAAATATTGACGGCATTGTGGCAATTCCACCATTAGCATAACCGTGACCTTGACCTAAGTAACTAAGTGATGAGCCATAACGGCTTTTGGCATAAGCCAAAGCGGCTAACAAGTTGTCATAACCGTTAAAAATATCTTTATGGCCAGGAAAAGCGTGGGCGTTAAAGGTTGTTGGAATAACCTGCATCAAACCTTTGGCAAGATTTCCGGAAATCGTGTTAATGTCCGTGTAACCATGTTGAGTAACCGTTGGATTGCCACCGGATTCGGTTTGAATCTGACGCAATACCTTGTTGACCATTTCTGCGCTGGTTGATAAACCGTTAGCTTTTAAAGCTCTTTTAACATCGGCAGTCCAACGAGTAATGCTGGTGCCGGTCGGGTTTCCGTGTTGTCCTCCACCGTCTTCATCCGATTCAGAAACTAACTTACTAAGAAAACTACCAATGCTCTTAACTCCACTATCAACCATGCCTTTGGAAATCTGGTGACCAGCGTCACCGACTTCTTCAATTGAGTTGATATTAAAGGCTTTTGACGCAATGCCTTCCAAAGTTTTAACAGGGTCAGTGAGTTTAGACAGTACCTTTTCGGCAGCATCGGAAATATTATCAAAAATATTCGAAGCACCTTTACCGACAGAACTAATAAACGATGAAAGGCTATCAGTCCCAGACGCATAACCTGGCATCGTTTTGCCAAGGCCACCACTAAACAGCTTTGCTGTGTCCCTAGCGTTTAAGATGTGGTCGCCTGGATTGAGGTCGACTATTTGAGCGCCATGAGTTCCAACAAAATCGATTTTGCCGGAATAAGGTTGATACCTGGCTTCGATGCCAGCTTCACCAACTAGCGCCCGTCTAGCATTGTTGTATCCGGTTCCAACTGAATAAGCCGGCATGTCCATCGCTGAATAGCTATAATCTTTGTCACTGGTTTTAATGCCCTTTTGACCAAAGAATTTAACAATTCCGTTGAAGAATCCGGAAATTCCTTTCCAAATCCCTTGTAAGCCACCACCTTGTTTACTGCTGGCTTTCATTGAACCGTTAGCCTGGTTAACCGCATGACTAACAACACCCCTAGATTGTTCCTTAGTGGCACTAACAATTTGGTTTTTCTGGTCATTAGCGTGAGCTATTGTCTTGTCGTGTTGCGTTCTGGCAGCATTATCAGTATCGTTTTGTTGCTTTTGTGCCTTATCAACAACACCGTTATATTGATCCCAAGCAGATTTAGTAGCCTTATCTTTTTGGTCTAAAGCCTTATCAATTACTGCTTTACGTTGTTCTTCAGCCCACTTTGAGCTTCCTTTGTACTGGTTGTTTGCTGCCTTTACGGTATCATCATATTGGTCATCGGCTGCTTTGATAACCTCTTTTCTTTGACGTTCAGCAGCCTGTGTCACTTGGTCATACTGTTTCAAAGCTGCTTTATAAATGCCGTCACGCTTTTTATCTGCAAGCGACACTGTTTGCTTATATTCTTTTTCAGAATCATTAACAGCGTCTTGAAGCTGTTTGTTACTTAGCTTACCTTTATCATTAGTAAGCTTCGTTAAAATGCTGACCTGTTTATCTGAAGCAAGCTGTATTTTACCTGCCAGAGTTGTGTGCAATTTTGCTTCGGCAACCGTTGTAGAAGTGGCATCTTTTAAAGTCAGCTTATTAATGGCTGATTTTTCTTTACGTTCTTCTTCTTTAACGGCTTTGGACTTGTTCTTTTCGTCCTTTTGAACCTGTACGGAATCTATCCCGTAATGGTTCTCATCTGCAATAATTTTTTTACTCCACTTACTTTTAGTGGAACTAATCTTTTTATTCCAAGTTTCTTCAAGTGACTGGCGTTGTTGAGCATAATACTTAGTTACGGCAGTTCGATCAGATTGGCTCATCTTTTCAAACTTCGAGCCCAACTTGCCTTCGTTTTGAATGTCTTGTAAACGTTTTGTATATTCTGCTTTGGTTAGATCACCGTTTTTATAAAGTAACTTAACATCGTCTGTATCACGCTTTTGTTTTTTTGCGTAATAATCTTTGGCTTCTTTATCAAGCTTGCTATAAGCCGATTTTGTACTAATTTTAGGTGGTTTTAATTTAGTCTTGGATAAACCTTTTTGAATCTGTTTGCCAAGCATTCCACCTAATTTATCGCCACCAAGTGAACCGATCATGCCGCCCAAAATGGTACCGACACCAGGTAAAATAGCCGTTCCAATTGCTGTACCGGCTGCTCCACCGGCAAGGTTTCCGGAAAAAGAACCGGTTTTAGTACCGACATTCTTTTTATTCATGCCAATTAAATCAGTAGAAGCGCCGACTAGGTCTAATACTCCAGTGCCGCCAGCTAAAAGCTTACCGGCTTTAGTTAAACCTCCTAGTTTGCCTAAAAGACCTAATTTGCTAGTGTCTTTGGCAACTGTACCGGCATCTTTAGCAACTGTACCAGCTTCTTCGGCAGTTTTACCGTCTTTAGCAACGTCTTCGACTTCATTAACATCTTTTGAGACTTTGCCACTGGCCGAAGAGGTTCCTAAAGAACTACTGCCTTCGGCTGATGAAAGATCATTGTTTTCGGCAAGAACTTTATTTTGTTCTTTTAAGGCGGCTGTTTCTGATTTAATGCCAAAGACTTTAGTAGCCCACTTAATCCCATCACCGATCTTGTCAAAGGTCTTTAAAGTAGTATTAACAAACCCGATACCGGTGTTAACCGCTCCGAAAGCTTTTGATAAAAGAAAAATACTTGCGGCTGTTTTAGCAACTGCTTGCGGGTGGTCAGCAACCAATCCCATAAAAGGCTTAAGCAATGTGTTAGCAATGCCTAGAGAATCGATTAGAACTCTAAAGCCTTCGCCGCCCATTTCCTTAGTCATTTTAAAGAAATTAACTATTTCAGGAGCGTTTTTAGCAATATCATTAGAAACGTTCGTGATGCCTTTTGCAATTCCGTTTAAGCCGTTATTTAAAGTATCCGGGACAGATTTAAGGTTATAGGCCTTTGCAAAAGCCTTTGTGATCGTGTTAAAACCTTTTTCAGCCGATTCACCAATTTTAGCGAACTCGGTATCGACTTTCTTTTCAGAAACCCACTTGGAAACAGCCCCGTAAATCGGGTTTTGAGCTTGCATGATCGGTTTCTCAATATCACCAATTAAAGCTGGTACACGTGCCTTAATAGTTCGTTCCATGCCGACCATCGTTTGAAGCATGTTATCAGCAGCTTTATCGTATTTACCAGAGCCCAGCTGATTAAAAACATTTTCAATATCTTGAGCAGATATCTTGCCTTGTTTAGCCATTGTGGTTAAGTCGGCAGTTGTAATATTTGAGCTATGGTGTACATCGTTTTCGTACTTAGCCAAGTTTTCACGAAACATCGGGAAGTATTGGCTAATTTGATTTAACATCCCAGCGTTGGCTTTACCACGAGATAAGCCATTAACCATATCTTGCGTGACTGATTGTATTTGTTGACTATTCAAGCCAACGGCATCAGCCATATTCAGCATTGACTTAGTCATTTCATCTGATTCAGTCTTACTAGAGTGCAAGTGATAAAAGCCTTGTTCTAGTTCATTGACAGTATCAGTAGCTTGCCCAGTTTTAACAGACAAGTCGTTAATGGTTTTAACCATTGCGTTGGCTGCGCCTGAACTACCAGTTAAAGTTAGCCAAACGGCTTGCATTTTCTGCTGTTCTTTATCGTAATCAAGACCGGCATCAACAGCAGCACTTATATGATTTGTTATTGATTGAAAAGCGTTAGTTATTCCAGAGGCAACTAAATGCGCACCAACGATTGTAGAAAATAAATGATTAGCCCTGTCGGTCTTCTCATTCACAGAATCAAGTTTGCTGGTTATTCCATTGAATAAGCCATCACTTGATCTTTTTTCAGTCTGGCCACGTAATTCCTTAACCTTATTCGTGGCGTTTGCCATCTTGGCAGCTGTTTCGTTAACACGAATAGTCTGTTTAGCAATTGCTTCGGAGTTATCACCTTCGGCAGTTTTTAACTTATTGAGTTCGTCTTTTTGCTTTGAATATAAGTCGCTTAACTTGGATTGTTGGTCTTTTAAACCGCTAATCTTAGTTTTTGTGGCTTCGGCTTGTTTGCCTTCGGCTTCTAACTTATCAACATAAGAATTAGTAAGATCGGTTGACTGCTTAATCTCGTCATTGAGTTTGGCAATACCAGACTCTTGATAATCAAGCGATTGTTTGGCTTTGTCTTGTTGACCAGTTAGAGAAACAAGCTTTGACTGCGCACGGTCATATTGCGTCTGCAAATTCTGATATTCTTTAGAATTTTTAGAAGTCGTTTGGGCTTCTTGTTCCATGGCGGTTTTTAAGCCACTTAATACGTCCTTTTGTTTTTTAACAGTTTCAGATAAGCCATCGTAACGAGTTTGAGCAGCTTTTAAGGAATCACCAGACTGTTTTAAGATTGCTTCGTTTGCTTTCCAAGCGGCCGTATTTGATTGTATTTCAGTCTTTAAAGACTTAATCGATTGAACCGCTTCGGCAGTGTCTAGCAAAACCTTATTGGCTGCTTCTCTACTTATATCTACCATGCTTATCCTTTCCTTAACTGTTTAATGATTTAAATAATTCCAACGGATCAATAATCTTGTCTTCTTTACGAGAATTGAAGACTTCGATCAGATCGTAAAAACTTGCATTTTCAATATCTGAAAATGATAAATGCAACTCAACTAAACACTGTTTTTCAAAAAGCAAAATATCGTTCAGTTGGTTGCCTGCGTTCATTAGCCCTTCTCGGGCACTGATTTTTTTGTTTTACCAGAACTTATAATTTCGTCATAATCTTCTTGAGTAACTTGAGGGTTGTTAATTCTAAACTGGGCTTGCCCTAACAATTCGCCTAGCTCAACTGGTGAAAGTTCTTCAAGTTGGTCTTTCTCTTTTTCATCTAAGCCAAATAATTCAGATAGACCAGAAATCAATTGGTCTAGTTGCTTATCTTCGCGTTCTGAAATCTCAATCTTTTCTTGAATACGCTTAATTTCAAGTTCATTAATTTGTTCAGGTGTCATGTCGTCTGTTTTTGGTTCAGGCGCTTGTGGCTTGGCACCATCAATTTGTGCTTGAAAAGTCATACGCATCATTTTCGAAAGTGCCTTAATGTTTTTTGTTGAATCCTTAAAAGTAAATTCCTTTTTTAACTGTGGGATTGTTAATTTAATTTTCATTTTTTCTTCTCCTTATGAGCATTAAAAAAAGATGCTCTTAACGGCTACCCAACGGAGAATGGTTGAATAGCCTTTAAGAACACCCTTTCGGATATTCCAATATTTAATTAGCTTGCTGATTGAGCAGCTGCAGCATAGCCTTGAAACACATCAGCCAACATAATGTCTTGTGTAAAGCCTGTTTCGTTTGAATACCAAAGCTTACCAGGATTATTATTCCAGTCGGGATTGTCCAATGGTGAATAAGTCAAGTTGTCATCATTCCGTGTATCCGTTGTCGTATCAGTCCCGTTATTAAAGTCAGGATTGATAATCTCGCCTTGACGAAAACCAAAATAAACCTGTCCATCTTCTGCAAGGGCATCTGTTGTAATCAACAAGGCGACTTTTGGCTTGTCGCCTTGTGTATAGCCACCTTTACCATCAGATACTTGACCCAAAATCTTCATCAAAATATCATGCGGCAAAGCATTAAAATCCAAAGCAACTGAAGCATTGCCTTTTGTGTGCTGTAAATCAACAACGCGGTTGTTGCCGTACACCTTGGTTGAAGCCGCTTCAAGACCAGTAATGTTAGCTGTCTTAGCACTGAATGCGCCAGAGTCAACAGCATAAACACCGTTGGCTGACAACCCTTTTGTTGCATCAGCCAATATTTTTCCATCTGCTCCCAAAAGAGCCATTTGAACGAGTTTTAAACCTACTGTAGCCATTAGCTACCTCCTAATAATTTGTTATGTGATACGTATATGGCTTTAATAGCCTGACCGGTATCGGGGTCTGTATAACGTGCGTCAGAATTATCAATAAACCAGTTGTTGTGTATGAAGGCTTTTAACAAAGCAACTTCACAAGCGTCTGCGTCCTGATTGAAATGATGCGAATAAAAAAGACGTATTTCTACGCCTTGATGTATTTCTGAAAAATCGTCATTGCCGTAAGTGGCTGGTAAATTTTCGTTTTCAGTCACTAGACAATCAGTTGAATCAATATCGTTTAAATGCCCTCTAGGTATTACAAAAGGATAGACATTATCTATCCAGGTAAGATTAGTGGCTTTAATGATTGCCACTGCATCAGATACAGAACTCATACGCCACTAACCCCCTTTTCTTTTAATATCTTTTGATATTCGGCATTTTCAGCCTTGAACATCTCATTTAAACAAGCGTTTCGAACCTTGTTGATGAAATCATCACCGTTAATAGCTTTTCTACCTCCACGTGCATAAAGATTACCCGCTTTATCGTGTCTAGTTCTTGTAACCGAAGCATCATAGACCACGTGCCTAGTACCATCAGAAATAAATCTTGCGATATAAGCCTTTTTAGGATCAAACCCAACTGTAGAAGTTCCATCAATGCTCCCGTTAATGTTTGTGGGCTTTTCTATAACAGAATCGGCTAAATGTGGATCGTTTCCGGTTTTACGATTCGTATAGTGTCGCTCTCTGATATATGATTCCATATTCTTTTTAAGCACCTTTGCACCGGCATCGGTAATTCTAGCCTGATCTTTAAGCGGTAAATCGTAAGCTTTTTCGAGATTGTCAGCCCAATCACCTAAATCAACAATACTAACCATTTTTATTCGTTCCTTTCCGGACTGTGGCTTTTAAAGTCAAAATATCAAAGGCGTTCGGATTACTAGTCTCATCTGGTGAGACGGAAACTATATCGTATTGTTTACCCTGATTATCCTGGAATAACAAAGGCGGTTTAATACTCGGATCATGTCTAACAACAATATCGACTGTGTCTTGTAAATCCGTTCCGTAAATTTGATAAGTCTGATTCATAGAACGGGTACGAACGGCATACCAGCGAGAAAAAGAAGCAGTAAAACCATCTTCTTCGCCACCTGTATTCGGATTAATAACTGTGTCATATTCTCCAAACTGACCACGCTTATTCAAATCGGAAGGTTTAAATAATCTAGTCATTTAGCACCTTCCAACGCAAGTTATTTAAAAGGAACTGATAAGACAAAGGATAAGCAACTTTCTGATCGCTTTGGTCACCTCTTGAAAAATATAAAAAGTCAACTAAAGTTTTAACGGCTTGATTGAATACCGAGTATGTTCGATATACAGTCAGCGGAATATCGCTATTAATTGCGTTTTGTGTTTCTATTTCCGAAGTAGTTATTAAATCTTGTAAAACCGATTCATCAGCTTCGACTTTTAAATAATCCTGCATAATCGCCGGAGTTACCGGAGCAACCGGAGTTACTGCGCTATCATCTGCCATATCATTTCCTTTCTAACGGGCTTTTCACCCTGTTCGTAAGTTTTAAGCCTTAGTCGCTTTTAATAATTAATTGCCAGTTGAAGTAGTTGAAGCAGTTGAAGCAGCAACAGAAGCAGTAACAAAGAAACCGGCATTAGCATCGGCAGCAGAAACACCATAACGGAGAACAGCGGCAAGATACTGACCGTAAATCGGGCTGTATTGCCATGCTAAATTAACTTCTTTACGGTCTGCAAAAAGAACGGCACGACTAAGATCACCGATAAAGGCTTTCATATCACCCTTAGAACCCAACAAAGCATCACCGACTTTATAAACCGGAACACCGAGCAAAGTACCTTTAGAAGCGGAAGTAACATCTTGATGAAAGACGTATTGTCCGTTTTTATCCTTCAAAGTGTCCAAAGCGTTAAAGAACGACTGTGAAGCAACAATGGAAGGATTGTAAGCTGGGTCAAGGTCAACGTTTAAGATATGCTTAATGTCATCGACCGAAGTATCAGAGCCAAACGTTGCGGTTTTTGCCGTAAATGCCTTTAAGACAGCTGAAATATCAGCGTTAAAGGTATTAACGCGCTTTTCACCGATGTTCTGACCGATCAAACCGGTTAAATCAACTTGAGAATCGTCAATCGATTCCTGTGAAATAGCAATGGCACCACGATGAGTGTCAACAGACCAATCAACATCATTGAACTCGGGAGTGGCTAAGTCTGGGTTGTCTTTTAATTCGGCAACACTTGGGAAAGTGTCATCGGCACGCTTCAAAATTGGATAAGTACCTTTTTCAGTATTAACCGGTGTCTTTGTAATCAAAGCAGACAAGTCAACAACTGAATTAACTTCGGCTTGTGGGTTATAAATAATCTCTTCTGGGATTAATGGTGAAACAGTGGTAGAAGTAACACCACTTGCATCGTCTACGGCTTTGCCTTTACCGTGAACGAAGAAGTTAATAGCCTTTTTAGCTTTTTCTACGGCTGCGGCTTTCTTAGTCTCTTTACTGTTATCAAGAATATTCACTTTTTTATCGTCTTTAGGCTCTTCGCCTTCGTTTTTGTTTTCAGGCTCTTTAAAGTCCTTTAACAAACCATCTAAGTCATCTCTTTGCTTTTTAGCAGCTGCAAGATCGTTTTTGATGCTTGCCACATCTTCGGGCTTGAAGTCATCAGAGATAACAGCGTTCTGTAATTTAACAGCCAGATCGGAAGCTTTAGAGCTAACCTCACGGAATTTGTCTTCTAAAATTTTCTTATTCATTAAAAATCTCCTTTATTTAAAAGAGCCAGCTTGGCTTGCACGAGTTTTTCGTGTTCACTAGGTTGGCTCTCATTGATTTGTTTAAGTTTTTTGTTTTCTGCAATCAGACCTTTTAATTTGTTGATTGCATTCACTGGAACTAGTTTGTTAACTGAATTAGTGGCCGTAACCGGATTAGAATTAATCTTTTCATCGGCCAAACCTAATTCAATGGCATCGTCAGCCGTTAGCCAGGTGGTTTTATCCATCAAGGCTAGAAAATCACTCGCCGGTTTACCGGTTTTCTCGGCATACATGGCAGCGATCGACTGATTAGTTTTTTGAAGCATTTCAGAAGCATTGTTCATATCGTGATAATCGCCATCAGCACCTGCAGCCGAATTATGAATCATCATTTTCGCACCGGCAGCCATCTGAACTTTATTGCCGCCCATTGCAACGATCGTTCCAGCTGAATAAGCGTTCGATAAAATCTGAACATTAACTTGGCCTTTGTATTGCTGTAAAGCACCGGCTATTTGAGTAGCTGCATCGACTTCACCACCATCGGAAGCAACTTCCACCGTGACATCTTCTCCGGTAGTCGGAAGCTGATCGATAATATCGCTTGGGGATATGGCAGACATTCCGAACCAATCACGATAAACAGGTGCGTCATCATCATTGGTAATCAAACCATTAACCTTTAAATTCATGAATCATCGTCTCCTTTCCCCTGATCTGTGTCAGGAATGCCAACAGGCAAAATCTTGTATTTCATTAACAACAACTGTGCTTGTGCTTGTGTAATCGCACCGTTATAGACCATTGAATTAATTTGATTAATTCGAGTAGCCGAATCGACATATTGAAGATCAAGGTCAAGATCGGGAGCACTCATTTTCAAAGCTTCTTCACTAAGAATCGGAGCAGAATAACTAATTAAGTTGTCATAATACTGGGATTTTGTCTGCGTGATATTACTGTGTTGGCTTTCAGTTAAGTTCCCACCTCCTAAAACATCGATCGGAACCCCGAAAGCCTTAGTAATTTGATCGGCAGAATAAGCAGCGTTATCGTTTAAGGCTTTAAATACATCGGCTTTCATTTCAAACTGGCTATAAGTGGCGTTTTCATCCAGTACCATCAAAGAGCCGTTGTTGTTGCCACTATTTGCCTTAGCAAACTCTTCACGAGCGGTATCACGGTCTTTTGGTTCAAGCAAAGCGTTATTAATTTTCAAAACTGCCGTTGGAGTGATTCGATTTTGAATCAAGTTAAGACTTTGGTCAGCACTAACCTTTGAAACGGTTAATTCTTTGGCCAAACTTTCTAAAGGCGACATGCCAACTAGATACTGGTAACTGGCATCTGGCATCAAACGAAAATGCAAGATTTTATCTTGTGTCAAGGTTCGACCAGGAACACCGTTATAATCGGCAATCGTATAAATTGCCCCTTGTCCATTACTCAACGTGTCGATGCTGATGATCGAAGACGGTGGTATCTGTTGTAAGAAAGGCTGATCCAAGGGAACATAAGCATTTCCGGATAAGAGCAATTGCACGACAATACCTTGCCAAAAAGAAAACCGGCTAATCAGCTTGGAAGGTTGATTTAGTCGATTCGCAACGTAAGTATTTTCTGTGACATATTTAGCAGCAGCTATGTCGCTAGATATTCGATTAATGACACTGTAAATATCACTGTTTCTTAAGGCAGCCGAAGCATCAACATAACCGACCGGTATGCCACTTATTCGAGTGAAAACCGGATCATATCCATGTGTTGATGGAAGTGTCATATCTCGAGGTTTGTGACTACCTCTTTTTGTCATTAAACCCATTTATTATCATTACCCCCTTTCTTTATCGGAAACTACAGCCATCACTATTAACGAAATACCTGTAACGATAATCCCGAAAATATTGTTAAAAAAAATCGTGCCAATATCGATTAGCACGATTCCAGTAATGAATAATATGACTGTGAAATAATCTGTTATTAATTTTTTGAAGTTTTTAATCATCCAAACATCCCCTTGAAATAGTCTCGTTTCCCTTCGCTGTCCATATCATTGATCGGGTTGTAATTCTCATCTTTGAAATTCTCGAAATAATATTGACAAGAATAATGAGCATTGATAATCGCATCGGTCGTATCAATATGTTCACTTGTTCGATTTAATCGATCAACTTTGACAGCACCACCACGATCTTCGACCAGCATCGAATTATTTAATCCATCAATTAACATCGGATCATCTAAAATCGTGACCGAGCCATTAATAAATTGGCTTTGCAAGTCTTTAGTCGGATTCGACAAAACTTGTGAAGTTGGTTTAATCGTCATAATCGGCCAATCGGGATGATCGTTCTCTAATTTCTTAACGAGCCACTCCGCAAGGTTCGGATCCAATAAAATTCCTTTAATTTTGAGATTGTTTTTAGTAACAAACTTTTCGAACCAGTGGTAAACCTGATCTTTGTCAATAATTCCGTGTGGATTATCGGTTATTTGACAAAAACCCTGTTTTTCAAGCTCTCTATAAGACAATCCGTCTTGTTTTTCCTTAGATTTAATGCTTTTAGCCTGCGCAAACGGGATAAAACTGAACTGTTCAAAATGAAAAATATGCTTTTTGGCCTGGTCAACGTAAGGATATTCAAAGCCGAAAGACGTATTATCGTTCGATTGGCTGGCATCAAAGCCAACGTAAACTTCTCTATTTCTAATATTGAAGCTGTCAACAATGTTTTTTTGAATATTTTCAAGAGAAAGGAAACTGTCTTGAAATTTTTTCGACCATAAATTCATGGTTTTATTGGCAAAAGAAGCCAGATCACCGGCTCTTTCCTGTTCATCACGCAAAGAAATTAAATGTTCTAACCATTTATCGTGTAATTTAGGCGATCGAAGCAGTGGATTAGATTTTTCCCACGTTTCAGGTTTATAAACCTCTTCTTCACTATCTTGTTTATAGATAACCATGAAAGTTTCATCACCTTCGCGTTTACTGTCTTGTTCGATCAATTGCCTAATGCTGTCCTGGTCTTTTTTGAACCTGACTTTTACGTCTGGGTAAGCCGTTGAGATGGCAACAAATAAAGCGTTAGGAAAATTCTGTCCGGAAATAATCTGGTTGATACTTTCGTTGTATTTAGGTTTCATATTGCCAAACTCATCATAGACAGCAATTAAATTGTGTTTAGAATCAAAACCACCCGCTTGTGATGAGCCCATTCGAATCGTACTCCGATTGTTATGGCCGATAACTTGTCGAGCTTGCACATCGACATCCCTTTCTTTGGCACCGGCTTTAAAATCCGATAATTTACAAATAACTTTGGCCTGCAGGGAAACATAATCGAACAGCTTGCCGGCATGATCGTTATCGTAACTAGCAATCAAGAAATCTTGCGCCGTTGCGTTCCAACCAACCACGAAATAATAGAAGTTAATCAAAATAGCAGCTATCCACGTTTTACCTTGTTGCCTGGCAAAGGATATATATCCTATATGAAAGCGGGTACCTTTCGTTTTAACGTTTTTCCAGCCGATTAAACTGTCAAGGCAGAACGATTCAAACTCAAACGGAGTTATTAAAACTTCCATATCGGTCGGATCCGGAATATTTCGGGCGAAGTATTCGATTGCATTTACGTAATCAAGATTGTATTCGTAAGGAAAATCAGCCGTTTTCTGTCTTCCTAAATCTTGTAAATGCCTAAAGCACGCCAGTTGTTCGTCCCGACCAGTTTCGTAGTCGTCTGTAAACAAAACATCAAAAGCGTATCGAGTTGCGTAATCCTGATATTTATCTACATAGCGTTTAAATCTTCGTCTTTCTGATTTAACAGCAGCTTTGATGTCTTTAACTCCGACTAAATTAAACTCTTTCATTAGAATTCAACCTTTCCCAGTGGAGTTTTAGAACTTTCTTGTTTACTAGGTGATTGTGTCGGAACCAGCTGACTTGATCGAGCATCGAAAGTTAACCCTAAATCAGCAGATAACGACTTCAAGGTCTTTATACTGTCGTTCATAATCGCAACAGCCGGATTTTTCTTCGTACGATTAATAGAACCATCTTCGTTTTTAATAAAAATCCCGTTTTCTTTAATATCTTGTTCGGCCAATCGATAAGAAGAATAGGCAGAACAAAAACTTTCAAGACTGACGTGGTCGATTTGCTTAATTGTCCCGATTTTTCTTAATTCGGGCACCAAAGTACGCCATAAATGTGTCCCGATATGGTCTAAATGCTCGGGAGGGCTGATGTGAATGTCTTCTAGGCCACTTTGTTTGTCTTGAAATTCTTGATTGCGTTCTCTTTGATCTGAACGAATTTCTTTGTCAACGCTAATCGTTCTTTTCCTTCCAGCGTGTCGCTTATTTACCAAACCTAAGCCCTCCTTTCGTATTTTCTGGTGTTACCTTTTGAAATATCAAAAAGCCGTTATAAAAGCATTTTGACCCCCTAAATAACGACAAAAAAGTTTTTAATTTCTGCATTTTTAAAAAATCTGGACTCCAATGTGTGCGCTCTTCCTGAAAGACACCGGCCCGGGGGTATTTTTTTAAGAATTTTGTTCGTTAAGTATCCATTGCCGGCATTGATTTTCATTCCATTTTTTTGAAGCGTCAATGTTTTCAATAAACAAATTTTCTTGATAGACTTTCTTTTCAAGTAATCCCTTATAGAAGTGACATCGTTTACAGATTACCCAGAGATTGTCTTTATCTAATTGCCTTCTCTTATCAATCCGTCTTGGAACAATATGGTCAACTACCAAGTAACCTTGTTTTGTTGACGTTCTACCACAACATTCACACGTATAATTTGCACGTTGTTTCATTGCAAGTGACAAACTCGACCATGCTTTAGTGTGATAAAACTTATTAGCTTCCTTGTCACGCTTGAAGCGATTGTATTGTCTTTGTGATTGTTTACGTTGATACGTTGGCTTTGGTTTAACAAACGGTTTGTATAAATCAGAATGTTCATTACAATACGGATTATCTTGGCTGTAAGGAATTAGATTGTTGCAACCATACTTGTGACATACCTTGTATCGCATTTAGTTACCGTATTCTACCGAATCAACGCCTTGACTAATTCCAAACTCTTTTACTTTAAGATCGTCATTCTCATCTAGATACCGCACACGCACCATCTTTGTATTGATTTCTGTTGTATCAGTTAACCATCTGTATTGAATATCTTGGATGTTGCCTATCTTCTTGCCATCCACGTATACGGCTGGCTTTTTTAAATCGTTTGTTTCAATGATTATTTTCATTTAATTCCTCATTTGCTTTATATCTCTTATCAAACAGAACACAATAGTGATTTAATTCTCTTTGAAAGGAACTACTATTCAATCGTTTGCAGTATTCATAGTGTTTATCATCACCATTGAATCCAAGGTAGTTGTCTAGATATTTTCGATACTTTTTATAGATACGTTTCTTCATTTAATCACCCACCTTTCATCACAATTGAATCCGTTTCTAATTGCTGCTTGTAATTCAACTTCATTTATCTTTGTTGGCACGTTTGTTAATTCTGCTTGACCATATAAAAAACCAGAGCAATAACAATTTAAGCTCTGGTTATATAAATAGAATTCTTTGATATTCACGACCGAATGGTCTTTGCCATACACATCAACGAATATTAATGGTGGATATTTATTCAATTGTTTAATTTGTTTATTCATAATATGTATGCTGCGTTTACCGACATGACAGCTTTCGTCTGGTTTATAGTTTTCCTTCTATATATAATGAATATCCTTTAACGTTTGGTCATCGAACTCAAAGCATTCCATCTTCTTGGTTGCCATCGTATAACCGTTTTTGCTTTCATAAGGATCGCTTTTCTTAAATGTTCCTACTTGATGTTCAACTACACCAAAGTCGTCATTAACTACTTCTTTATGAAAGTGACCATATAAGACCATGCGATAAGTTGATTTAGACCAGATATCAGGATATTCTGTCGCAAACAACATCGGTGCCTTGGTTTTAGCAGCATGACCGTGCAAGGCTAATAAGCCGACTGACTTACCAACAACAAAAGCTTCTCGATAACTGTTGTTGACTTTTATATCCATTTCCGGATATTTAGCTCTTAACATCTCTTGAAACATAAAGCTGGTTGTTTCGTCATGATTGCCGTTGATGTTAAACATCTGCATTGAATCAGAGTATTTATACGATTCTTCAATAATCGGAAAAATAAAGCGTTCTGCATCTCTAACAGCTTGTACAAAATCAATCGGATCTAATTCGGTTCCTTTAGTTGTCTTAGAAGTATTTAAAGCATCCGAATGTAATAGATCGCCTAATTGGGTAATAACAATCTGTTTCCAACCACGATGAATTAAATCGATTAGTTCAACTAAACGATTTTCAACATCTTTAAACTTCGTAATCCCAAAATGAAAATCAGAACAGGCAATCACTAAATTATTCTTGCCATGCACATTAGATTTAATAACTTTGACTGGCTCAATCTTTTCATTAAACAAGCTGATTAATTCATCAATTGATAGATCATCATTGGTCTTTGGCTTGACGGAAAGTTTTACTTGATGATTCCAATACTTTTCGCCATTACCGTTCGTTACCGACCAATCGTTATTAACCACATTTGATACTTGCCAATCTAACGGATCATAACCGGCAAACCTCAAAATATCTGCTGGCTTCTTGCTTGATGTTTGTCTGAAATCTTCAAACTTGAGATTGAAATCAATCGAACTAACATTGCCGTTATCATCAAAGTTCTGTTTACTGGAAAAGTCTTCTTTGCCCTCTTGTCTTTCATCGGTAAAATGATATTTACCTCTTTGATAATCAAGCAAGGCGTGATTGACAGAACTGGCCGAAACTGAAATATAAAATTCCTTATTCAGTTTTTTGGCTATCTTTGGATAACTTAAGTCTTGATCTTTTAACGACTTGGCTTTCTCTAAGATGTCTTTAGTCCATTTCATTTATGTACTGACTTTCTATGCATTCTTCTTAATTCACTTTTGTGTTGACGTTTGATAACATTCATCGCATCAATAACTTCTTGTGGAATTTGATAATCATTGTTGCCATTTAATTCATTGATTTTGGATTCAGAAATATTTGGTTTTCTATGTAAATTAAAAGCAATCACAAAGAATGTGATTGCCACGATAAATGCTATGAATTTCATGATTGTCTCCAAAATAAAAAGCCGGTCGTTAGACTAGCTTTTCTAATACTGCGGGTTGAAACCCTGTTAAATTGTCTTTATCAGTAACAACGAACGGCAACCTTTCAACACCAATTCTTTTTAAATGGTTAATGGCATTTTGGTCGTTCGTTGTGTTGATTTCCTGATAATCGATATTGTGTTCGTTAAGCCAGCGCTTAGTAGCTTTGCATTGCGGACACATATCCTTCGTATAAATATTAACTTTCATATCTCTCTTAATCTTTCGTACTCTATAATATTAACCCCTATTTAGTGTCATTATGCTATCACAATACTATCGCTTTAGGGTAATTATACTGTCATTTTGGTTAATAGTGCCTAATAAAGCTTAATTATTATTCATTCGCTCAATACTTCTAATTTCTTTCGATCTTCAACCATATAAATGTCATATTGTTGTGCGAATATCACAGCTTCACGTCTTTTTTTATTCCAATAGGTTTTACTTGGTACATCAACATAACAGTTACTATCTTTTGTAATCATGTTTAAATTTCTTGCCACTGAAACATCGGTATTTATTCCGTAAGCGTCTATATAACGCATTTGTAAAATCCTGCCGCCGTAATGGTTGTTCAATACCTGCATCGACCATTTAACAATGTCAATATCTGTCTTAGCATCTAAGTAGCGAATTTCCTGATCTTCGGCCGTATTGTGTGCAGGACTTGAATCCACTTTATCTGCAGATAAACGAACAGCTTTTAAACGACTTGGGTCAAGCATAAATACTTTGTCCTTCTGGCGTTGATAAGTATTTTCAAGAAATTCGTAAACCTTTTGAGCAGTTGATTTTTCATCGATGCCAGGGAACAAACTACTTTGCTTATACATATTTATCCTTTCATATTAATAATTGCTTTGTCATCAACAACTTCGCCAATTTCTACTAGGTTTTCTTCGTCTCCTGGCACCATTGGAGTTTGCTTAACAATAATTGGTCGTGTCATTTTTCCTCCACTTTTTTATACATGTTTTTTATATCATCATCGACTCGTTGCCACTCTTTGGCTGTGTGGTATTCGGGATGTTCGTTTAGGGGGTTATCGAAACCTAAAAATGGTTCATTGGATGATTCAAAGAAGTCTTGGAACTGCGGCTTCAACTCATATGCAAACCGTGGCTCTTTAACTTCAATTAAATCAGGATTAGCCCACGCACGTGCAAATTCAAGTTGAAATAAATTGTTTCGAGTAGGAGCATTTTTAAACAGCCTTTTATATAATTTCGGGAAATCTGTTTTGTTTATATTAATAAACATTGCATACAGCGATATACTTTTCTTTTTAAGTCCATCAAATTCTTCTTTTTCTTCTTTTGTGAAAATAATTTTGTCTTGTTTTTCTTCTTTCATTAAATCTGATACCTCAATAAAGTTTGTAATGTTCGCATGCGATGAATAATATATTTTACTGCTAAAACCCCAATTATTTTTCTGATATGCTGGTGTTTCAATAACCGTGTCTGCTCCATGATTTGACCACTTATAGTTTTCTGGGTCTTCATTTACTAAACCAAAAAGTTCAAGTAACCAGTCCCACTCTTGCTGAGTTTGTGTGTGATAGTATTTAGTTTCCATTATTTCTCCCTATCATATTTTTCGAATCCATAACCGCATAACTGCCCTTGAACAATTTTTATAGCGTCTTCCGGACTTCTAGCGATGCCATGACAGATACCGTATTTTTTTAAAAATTTATGAAATGTTATTTGATCGTCTCTAGGTTTTCCAATAGGTGACTTCATTTCAATAAAGAAAATCGTGTGATCTACAGGATTGAAACCAGTCAAATCCGGCCAGCCGTTCGGCATTCCTGGATCAAAATAACCACCGGCCAACATTTTTATTTTTCCGGCTGCTGTTCTAAAAACTTTGTAGCCATATTTTGATAAAGCTACTCGAACATCGTCTTGTATTGAATGTTCTGACATATTGTTTATTTAATAAGAAGAAACTTAATTCGTTCCGTGCCACGTAATTTTTCAACTTTCCCTATATATATACTTATTCTTCATATACTTTGTTAGAAGAAGTATATGGATATATAAGGGTATACGGCGCCACTAAGGTATTTTAGTGTGCCACGTGTGCCACGTAATTTTAACTTTCTAACCTTAAGTAACCTCTTTTTTGAATACCTCCAATTCGTTTTCTTCCATATTTCCATTGCTTTTTGTTATCCATAATGTTTTTTAGCTGTGAAGCAACTCGCCTATTTTTTAATAAATCCATTTCACCTATAGCGGCGCCAATTTGTTCCAAAGAAACGAAATTATTTGATGTTTCTTGTAAGAACTCATCTACTCTCGATTCGACTTCATCCACATACATAAACGATTCTCTTTGCTCGGCTAACATGTCTTCTTGCTCTTTAGTAAGTTGAAAGCTAAACTCGCCTTCTAAATATTCTCGGTAAACGTCCATCGCTTGACCCCAAACCTGTTGAATATAGTCGGTTTGTTCTTGTGTATCTTCCCAAGCATGATATTTAGCTTTTTCTTTGTGAGCCAGTAAAGGCATAAAGCGGCGCTCACCTGTCTTATCTTTTAAATAAGTCATTTCGTTAGTTGTTCTAGCAATTACGAAATGTTTTGAATAAGTACCAACCGTTCTCGCATAAGCTTGCCTGAACTCTAATTCAGTTGCCGTAATAAATGACTTCAATTCATCGAAACCGGCTTTTCTAGTTGCTTTCATCTCATCATCGTTAACGATTAAGGCTTTTAGCATCATCGAAAAATAATCTTTATTAGTGAAGTCTTGAACCGATTGTGTGTAATAGCCAAAAGACAATTTTTCAAGCAAGGATGTTTTACCAGCTCCCTGGCTGCCAACTAAATCCAAAACGTAATCGAACTTGAATTTTTGTTCAAAGACTTTCGCTACAGCACCGGTAAGCCAAATTTTTGTAATCATTGTTGTAACAGGTGTTTTATCAACTCCGAGAAAATCCGGAAACAGTGTCGAAAAACGATCTTTTCCGTCCCAAACCTTATGAGCTAAATTAAAGTAGTCGACAACCGGATTGAATTTGTTTCTGTGTGCGACATTGCTAATCGCTGTAAAGATCAGATCCGAAGCAAACAGGACACCATAATGACTGTCTAGATAGCTTCTTAATTGATTTAAAAAGTCATCATCGAGCTTTTGAATATAAAAGGTGTAAGTATCCAATCTGATTAAGGCCGTGTTTTGAATATCCTGAGTAAAATCATTGAATTTAATCGAATCCTTAAAATCATGTTCTAACAGCTTTTCGATATTAACTAACGAACTAGCCTTAATTCTTCCGTCCTTATACATGACCAAACCAGGAATCGGAGACGGAGTAACATCTTTTTTAGTAGCTAAGAACTCTTTAAATTGCTCGTTAAGTTTTTCCGGTGTCATTTCTTCTCCTCATTTCTTTTTTTAGCATCGATGCATAGGTTTTATTAAATTCGCTTTCTTCTAAGGGCTGTGGCGAGTTCTGGTTAGTCAATCGGCAAAGTTGTAAAACTGCATCGGGATCAACTCCCCGAAACAACAAACCACCGATTAATTCTGTTAGGTTGTTGTTTCTCATACCTGAACCACCGAGACCAAAAGCGATTCTTTCGAATAATTCGGCCGTTTTGCTTTTTTCGGTAATGTGATACTTGTTTCTTACCGATTCTGGAATATCGTACTGGCTGTTAACCGGCTTGATAGCTCTTAATAACTCTTTAGAAGCTTCTACGATTTTATGGTGGTTAACGAATTGATAACCGTCTGACGGGGCAATCACAACATAATTGTTGATGTGCGCTTTAACATCAACGCCCTTTAACCAACCGATATTCTGTTCGACTTCTATGCCTTTAGGTTTCATATAAAACATCTGTGCACCACCATGAGCAGTTTTCTGGGTCAAGGTAGTTGAGAAATATTCATTATGATTAAATTCTTTTAAGGATTTAAAACCGTTATTATCCTGGTGTTTATCAATATCAACTACGAAGAAATCAACTGTTCTAACGGCAATATCGGCATTCGGGTGTTGTTCCCAAATATCGTGTATCTGACTTTCGGTTAAAGCCGGCTGATCTGCAAATTTAATGATCGGGTGCTTATTAGCCACCGGCAAGACATACATACCAGCTTTTGCGTACCTTTGTGCGTATTCTTCTTTAGAACGGTAAATCGTCATCGTCGACATCGTCTTTAGTTGTGTCTTTTATAGGTGATTCTTCTTTCGTTTCTTTGGCTGCTGGTTCTGATTCTTCGATTTTGTCGAAGTCGTAATTACGATATGGATAATCTGGATTTTTCTTATTCGGACGAACATTCAAATTAAGCAATAGTTTTGTTCCGACTGCTGGTGTTAACTGATCGACTATCTTATTGCCGTCAACGAACTCGGATGCTTCTAATGTGAATTTGATTCCCAAAACGTAATAAAGCTTAATTAAGGTTCTGGCGTTTTTATCAAGTGCGAAGTCTGGTACCGGTTTGCCGCTTGGTGTTTTTTCTTCGAAGCCTAATTGCATATTTTCTTTTCGGCCTGCATAATCACCGTCTAAGACTTCAAAGACAATTTTGTTGTAAGGGTTGAAATTCTGATCGGTATTAGGAATCTGATAAGCTACGCCTTCTAATGCCACTTTATAGTTGCCAGTTGGCAATCCTGAAAATGTTTGGACTTTATCCTTTGCTGGATCAAAGCTTTCTAGGTCTTTCATAATGTCTTGTAAACTCATTTTTATTTCTCCTCTTTTGCAAAGTTGTAATCAATATATTTAAGAATTTTTAGAACTCGCTCGCTTTCGATACGAGATTGTTTGTAATGCTTTCTTTGTTCGGTTACTTGTTGTAAATATCTTTCACCGATTTTTCTGGTTCTGATAACTAAATCGGAATTGCCGTTAACGATGTTCTGCCATTTTTCCGGTAATGACGGTTGTGGTACTGGATTGCTGCCATCGGCATCGGTCATCGTAATTTCACGGCTGACATAAATAACGTTTAACGGCATTGTTCTAAGCCTGGTAACAAAACGCTGTAAAGCAGTCTTTTCGGTTGCGTAACCTTTGCCGTAAGGAATATCGGACAAGGCTTTAACACCGGATTCGTTACAGACAGCTTCTTCAATCAAGGCGACCACGTCATCGATAACATCGACAATCACTGTTTGATAGTCGTGTTTTTCAGTCGTAAGAGCCGTTATAATCTCGTCTAACTGGTCGGTAATATCCTTCGTGATTTTTCCATCTTTTCCGTATTCGTTTTTTAAAGAAATAAACGGATATTTGTTAGCCTTGGCATTGCTGTCGGTATTTAGAAATAATGGTGCTGGAAACAATCCGGCTAAATAACTTTTTCCGCTCATTGGTTTGCCCCAAATCATAAAATTATGAGGTTCATCAATGATGTGCGGGTTTACTTCGTTCTTGGGTAAAATCATAATAAGTGCATCGATCTAGCTTTGAAATACGCCCAGCCATGTTTATAGCCGTGTATTTTTGCGTATTCCTCTAATTGCGCTTGACTTTTTGCATCGTGCCAATCAGAGGGAACGTGTGAAGCGATCTCCGCTTTTATCTCCTTTTTAATATCTGCTAAGCGATTACGATTAACTTTCGCAAGCTTAGCGTCTTTTTTTATTTCGTATGCTTTTCCTGAATTGCCAGCATTTTCACTAGTTAATTCAGATCCGCAATACGGGCATAGATTTTTTTTGACATCTTTCTTATAGAAAGTTCCAAAACACATCGGACAAGTTTTTATAGGGTTTAAAAGTTCGCTTGAATGTTTACCACTTAAATTCCATTCTCTTTCTTCGTCTGGCAATCCAAATCGCCCAACGTTGTTAACGTGGTCTATTATTATTGCTTTTTTGTTCTCTCTTGGATTTAAACATCTCATCGAGAACTGTAAGAACAAAGCTAATGATTTTGTTGGTCTTAATTGAATAACACAATCAACATTCGGTAAATCAAGTCCTTCGGTAAATAAATCCCGATTAACCAATATGGTTAATTTCCCGTTTCGATAATCGTTTATTACTCTTTCGCGATTATTGCTTTCAGTTGAACCGTCTAACGCTTTTGCTTTGATACCTGATTTATTAAATTCTTCGGCAACTTTATAAGCTGATTCAACAGAATGCGTATAAACAATTGCTTGTTTACCAGCTGCTAATTGTTTGTAATATTTAACAGCGTCACCATAAATCGTGTGTTTCAATGCTTCATTAATTGATTTGTTAGAAAAATCTCCTTGACTTACTTTTAATTTTTCTGTATCAATTTCATTCGGTGCATAATAATCGAAATCAGCCATATAGCCTTTTTTAATAAACCAACTTACAGGCCTGCCAACAATCAAGTCATCGGCTATTTCTGTAAAACCGCCTTTGCCTGATCTCCAAGGCGTGGCAGTAAATAATAATTTAAAAGATTCATTGAAGTGATCTAATACTTTTAAATAACTTTTAGCCATGCTGTGATGACCTTCATCGACAAAGATTAATTTAGCTGGATATAGATTTTTTAAATGCTTAGCTGCTGATTGAATCATTGAAAACTGAACTAAACGCATATCGACTCGTTGTTCTTTAAACGTCTTTTCCGCTTGCTCAATTAATTCTTTTCTGTGAACCAGGAATAAAACACGATTATTTTTATCTGTAGTTCGCTTGGCAATATCGGCCATAATCATGGTCTTGCCTGTACGAGGGCGGCTGTTGAACAATAATTGATTTATGACCTTGTTTCATAGATTGAACAATCTTATTAATGGTTTCTGATTGATAGTCTCTTAATGTTCTCAACAGCCAATCACCCTCTTTCCCACATATAATTTTTCAAATGTGTGCCATGTTTAACGGCATAAGAAATTGATTGTCTGGGGATTTTAGTTGTTTCTTCGGCTTCGTGCAAAGAATTGAAAATATTTACTACGGTTTTATTTTTGATTTGTTTAATTTTCCAACTCATCGTATTTTTAATATTTTCAATACGATGACCATAATTAATATTTTCTTCGTTAGTCATCCATTCGAGATTATTGACGTTATTATCAGTAGCAACTTCGTTAATGTGGTTTACTGTCAGCTTATTTTTTGGATTTGGGATAAATGTTTCAGCAACCAACCGATGAACTTTTTTGTATTTTTTAAATCCTTTTTTACAAAGACAAACTCTTAAATATCCATCTGAATTTAACCAGGGTTTAATTATTTGACCTTTTTGAATACTTTTAACTTTGTCGCTGCCTTTAAATACAAATCTGTCAAGACTTCTAATTCTTCCCCAACTACTTACCTGATATGAATTTTCGTAACCTTTGATAGGCTTCCATATCTCTTTATTAGTCATACTTGACCCGATTTTGTTTGCTAAAGACAACGACTTTATCTAGGTCAGCTTGAATTGATTCCCCGAATTGTTTCTTTAGCTGCGTTGGGCTTTTAACCACAAAAGCAGCTAAACCGTATTTGTTATAAAAAGCTTGTTTAACTTTGTCATCGTCACTAGCTAAAGTCTGTTTGCTTACTTCCGATGTCGAAATATGAGCAAACTGTGATCCGTTAATCAAACGCTTTTTAACTTCATCATCGATATTTTTAATCGGATTCTTTAAGGCTTTAGCCGTGTAGGCCACGTTTTCTAAATCCTCGTTAGTTAGTTCAGAAACGAAAGCTTTGCTTCTTAATTGAGCTACGCTAGCTGTAACGCCATCTTGATCTATAATTCTAATTTCGTTACTCATGCTATAATTACCTCGTAAATTTGTTATTACTTCCGATTGCAGTCGGAAGTTTTTTATTTGTATGAAAGTTTGTAACCTTGAATCAATTTTCCGTTTTTCAAAGCGTAATTAATGTTTCTGTGAAATGCTTTGTTAGCTTTTGAAACCGATTCGATTTCAACCTGTTCGCCCGTTTCTAAATAAGTGGCTATGATTGGTCTTTGTTGTTTTTTGGCTTTATCCAACGAAGCTTTAAAAAGATCAAGACCCTGCTTTAAGCCTTTGGCTTTTTGTAAAATATTTTCTTTGCTTTCTTCTTTAGTTAAGCTGTTGAGTCTAACTGCTTCCATTAGTCATTCGGCTCCTTGGAAAAATTCTTTTAAGGTCATGCCTGATAGTTTCCATTGCACGATTGCCATGCCGATTAATGAAACACAGATTCCGGCAATTGCTCCGGCTGCTAACATCGTGAGTTCTAGATTTAATACGTTCATTTGTTTGCCTCGACTCTTTCATCCATTCTTCTAACGATTAAGTAATAAAGATCGAATGGCATTTCTTCGCTGTCTAAAACAGCCTTTACAGTGTTCCTCATGTCTTTTAGCCCTTTCAGATAATTAGGATTGTGACTCGTTGCCATCCGATCGATCTCCTTTTCATGTTTAAGAAATTTCATTGCTTATTTCTTTCTAGATATTTATCAATATCTTTTACCTGCCAACGTGGATGCCCGTTTACTAATATCGATGGAACTTCTCTAAAAAAATCGTATTGAGCATTATTGGCATGTTGGACATGAAAATAAACTTCAGAAGCTTCATCAATTTTCAACAAAGATCTAGAATTTAAATTCCTAATATCTCGCATATGGTTCTCCATTGTTTATTAGCTGCTTCGCCAGTTGTTTGTCCTAAAACCACGTGTCGCATTTGTGCCACAGAAAATGGTTTTTCCGGACGAATTTCTTTAGCTACTAACTCACCAAGCTTTTTATAGGTAAGATGTTTCGACAACATCGCAATTTGTATTTGTTGACTAGTTGGTAATCTCATGATTGATTGAATAAATTCGCTCATTGTTCTCCTTTCGAATAAATTAATATTTTTTGTACCAATATCATTGACAAGTAACCAATTTATTACTACGATGATTCAGTAAACATTTTTTATAAACAAAAAATACTATTAAACACTCTCTAACTCCCCAGTTATCAATGTTTTTAATTCTTTTTGTTTACTTATTTCGTTTACGTTTCCCTGGTACGAATATAGAATACTCCTATATTTATTACCAAAGGGAACATAATAGTAATTTATTTATTACTTAATAAATTCTTAATAACGAGGAGATTCGATGTCTAAAATATTGGTTTCTAATATAACTAGATTAGTTTCTTTAAAGGGTTGGACAATGGATCAGCTTGCAGAAAAAACCGGAATGAAAAGCGGAAAACAATTTTACGCATGGAAAGATCATGAACCAGGAATCGATAAGGTAACTGCGACCGCAGATGCTTTAAATGTATCTACCGACTATCTTCTCGGTCGTAATAAAAGTAATAATTTAACTGATGAACAGTTAACAGTTGCTATGGATGCACCCGCTCATCTATCAAAAGAAAATCAACAAAAAGCAATTGACTTTATGAATTACCTTGTTGCTCAAGAGGAAAAGAAAGATGAATCCGATAGAAAAGATTGAATCTGATTATCCGGAATACAAAGTATACTTAAAAACCTTTCCTGATGAAATTAAATTCATGCATGGCTTTGTTAATCGTGGATTAATATTTATTGATAATGAACTATCTATAGATACTCAAGCGGAAGTTTTAATGCATGAAATTATTCATTTGCAATATGATACAGGACAAAATCTTTGTAACCATAATTCAGTAAAAGTGTTGCGTGCAGAATATTTTGCAAATAAATGGGCCAAAAGAGAAGTTAAAAAATATCTTTAAAAATACGTGCGCCGTCACGTTAATCCGTTTGGGAGAGAAAGATGAAAATAGAAGATAAATTAATTGTAAGGAGATTAGTGGCAGCAATTGGGTTATTTGTTCTAGCTGCTTATTACTTATATGTATCTATCGCAAGCATTCCGTATGCAATCGATGTAATTAATTCATATAACGAATATAAAACAACTGCTGGTTCTGGACAGTTCTGGGATTCATATCTAAGTTTTATATTTATGATAATCATACCTTTGGGAATTGGAATTACTTATCTTATTTACAGCGATAAGCATTTAACAAAAAACGTTGAATGGATAGTCGTAATCGTTGCAGGTCTAATGATGTTGGCATTCTCAATATTCACATCAGCAAAAAATGTAGATGGCTATATATTAATGGGGTTAGTTATTCTTGGATTGTCATTTGACCAAAGTAAGAAAGAAAAGAAAGTTGAAACAAAACAAACAAGCGAGCCAAAGGACAACAATCTATCACAACTGGTCGAACTTAAAAAGTTGCTTGATTCCGGTGTAATCACTAAAGAAGAATTTAAAGCTAAAAAGAAACAGATTTTAGGATTATAAAAAATGTGGTTATTACTTTCGATAATCTTAATAGTTTTTTGCGTAAAATTTTTCATTAAGGCTTTGCCATATGTGCTTATAGGCATTGCACTAGCTTATGCCTTTATTTATTGGTGGATATCTTTGATAGTTATAGCTTTATTGATGGCTTATTTTATTAATCGTGCTAAGAAACAATAATCACAGCCACTCTATCGTGGCATACATAAGGAGTTAACATGTCAGTTTATAAACGTGGACCTAACTGGTACGCAAGAGTCAGTCGCCCTAACAGCAGAGGCGGATATCAAAGAATAAATAAAGGTGGATTTTCAACCAAAAGAGAGGCTCAAACTTGGGAAGCCGAAGTTTTGACTGGAAAAGAAACAAAAAAAGATAGTGATCTCCTTCTTGCTGATTATTTCAAACAATGGTATGAGACTTACAAATTAAATCTAGAAAACCAAACACTCTCTGCTTATAAATCGACTTATCTGCTGTTAAAGAAATATGAGCCAGATACTTTATTGACAGATTTTAATCGTGGAAAATTCCAACAGTTGATTAATGCCTATGGCAAAAATCACGCTATGAATACTGTTAAAAAAAGAAAGGTTCTTATAGCAGCTTCGCTCAAAGATGCCTATGCGGATAAATTAATCAATGATCCGGTAGACTTAAGGATTAATCTTGTCTACAGCAATAAAGGAAAGTCAGCAGATTTAAAGTTTTTAGAAAAAGAAGAAGCTCAAAAATTAATTAATTATTGTATTGAAAATCATTCTCTAAGCAACTTTCTACTGTTAACCTGTATTCTATCAGGTGCCAGGTTTGGAGAGATCAGTGCCCTTGTAATGTCGGACATTGATCAAAATGCAAGAACTATTTCAATTACCAAATCAAAAGAACAAAAAACAGACAAAATCAAATCAACAAAAAACGAAACATCGAATCGAGTTATTTCAATGCCAATCGTTTGGTTTCAACAATTAAAAAAATATTCATTTGATAGTGATAAAGAATTATTTCCCTATACTGACCAATCTATGAACCGTCATCTTAAAGTTCTATGTAATAAATTGGATACAAAATCAGTGACTATTCACGGTTTAAGGCATACTCATGCGAGTCTGCTTTTAGCAAATGGAGTTTCAATGCAATACATAAGTAAGAGATTAGGACATGCAAATTTAATGATTACAGAAAAAGTTTATTCGCATCTTTTGGAATCAAAAAGAAAAGAAGATGATACCAAAGCTATGAGCATATTTAAGTGTGGCAAATTTGTGGCAAATGTGGCAAAAAATAACACTGAATTGAGTAGAAAAAAGTAG